GGTTCCATTTATGGCGGCGTATCTTCTAATAAGATTACTGCCATTGCTGGTGAGTCTAGTACTGGGAAAACTTTTTTCTCCCTCGCTGTGGTTAAAAACTTCCTTGACAATAATCCTGATGGGTATTGTCTTTATTTCGATACTGAAGCCGCAGTTAATAGAGCATTACTTGAGTCTCGCGGGGTTGACTTAGACCGTACTGTTGTTGTTAATGTAGTTACGATTGAGGAATTCCGTACTAAGGCACTTAAGGCAGTTGATAAATATCTTCAAATGCCCACAGATGAACGCAAACCCTGTATGTTTGTGTTAGATTCTTTAGGGATGCTTTCTACAGAGAAAGAAATTAGAGACGCATTGGACGATAAACAAGTCCGCGATATGACCAAATCACAATTGGTCAAAGGTGCGTTCAGAATGTTAACACTAAAACTTGGCCAAGCGAATGTCCCACTCATTGTCACAAATCACACGTATGATGTCATCGGAGCTTATGTTCCAACTAAAGAGATGGGAGGAGGTAGTGGACTCAAGTACGCAGCAAGTACAATCATTTATCTCGGAAAGAAAAAGGAGAAGGATGGTAAGGAAGTCATCGGAAACATTGTCAGAGCGAAGACTCACAAGTCACGTTTAAGTAAAGAGAATAAGCAAGTAGAGATACGCCTTTATTATGATGAGCGTGGTCTTGACAGATACTATGGTCTCCTAGAACTAGGAGAGATAGGAGGACTGTGGAAGAATGTTGCTGGTAGGTATGAGATTGCTGGTAAGAAAGTTTATGCTAAAGCAATATATAAAAATCCAGAAGAATACTTTACTCCTGAAGTGATGCAGGCTCTTGATGAGATTGCACAGAAGGAATTTAGTTATGGGTAAATGTATTAAGATAATTAAAACTGGAATTGATATAAGTAAAGTATCTAAACAACTTAGAAGTAATCCTGCTGATTGGGGACATCAGGAGAAGTCTGAAGGTGTTCGTTCTTTAATTAATGAACATGGTTTTGATGATCTTCCTATAGGTAATCTTCAACTTATCATGGGAGTAGTTCAGAAGAAAGAAGACTTTGTAGGAGATTCAGAACTTAATGTTAATACACCTGCATATGAACGTCATACTGAAATTGTTAAATTGATTAAGAAAGAGTTTGGAAATAAGGAGATTCAACGTTGTGGGTTTCTTGGTTTGCCTGTAGATGGATATGTAGGTGCTCATATTGATGAAGGAACTTATTACCTTACAAAGGATAGATATCATTTATCTATTATGGGACAGTATCATTATTTTTGTGGAGAAGAGTCTCAAGTAGTTGACCCAGGGACATTATTGTGGTTTAATAATAAGATGCCTCATGGTACTGTGAACTTGGGTGATGTTACCAGAATTACTTTTGTGTTTGACATTCCCCATTCTCATACCAACCCACATCATGGAATCAATTGATGGATAACGTTGAGTTTCTAATTCTTAGAAACCTCTTATATAATGAAGAGTATCTTCGCAAAGTGATTCCTTTTATTAAAGGAGAATACTTTGAGGATGTAAAGCAGAAAATTGTATTTGAGGAGATTTTAAAATTTGCTGGTGAGTATAATCAACCAGCAACCAAGGAGGTTCTTTGTATTGAGACAGAGAAGCGTAGTGACATTAATGATGAGTCTTTTAAAGATATTACTAATTTGATTAGTAGTCTTGAAGATGAACCAACAGAGTTTGATTGGTTAGTAACTACTACAGAAAAATGGTGTAGAGATAGAGCAATATATTTGGCATTGTTAGAATCTATTTCTCTTGCTGATGGTAAGGACGATAAGCAAGATAGAGATGCGATACCTAGCATTTTATCAGATGCTCTTGCAGTATCCTTTGACCCCAATATAGGACATGACTACTTACAAGACTACGAAGCAAGGTATGAATCGTACCACAGGAAGGAAGACAAGATCGAATTTGATCTCGAATACTTTAACAAAATTACAAAGGGCGGTTTACCGAATAAGACTCTCAACATTGCTCTGGCTGGCACAGGTGTTGGAAAATCTTTATTTATGTGTCATGTGGCAAGCTCAACTTTGCTCCAGGGAAAAAATGTTCTCTACATTACGTTGGAAATGGCAGAGGAAAAGATTGCGGAGAGGATCGATGCTAATTTACTTAATGTCGCAATACAAGATATAACAGATTTGCCTAAGCAGATGTATGAGAGTAAGGTAACTAGTCTTGCTCAGAAGACACAAGGGACTCTTATTATTAAAGAGTATCCTACTGCTGCTGCACATAGTGGTCATTTCAGAGCACTACTAAATGAATTGGCCTTGAAAAAGTCTTTTAAACCTGATATAATATTCATAGACTATCTTAATATCTGTGCCTCATCACGATACAGAGCAGGAAGTAATGTCAACTCCTACTCATACATCAAAGCAATCGCAGAAGAATTACGGGGTCTCGCAGTTGAGACGAACCTTCCGATTGTATCTGCCACTCAAACTACTCGTAGCGGCTTTGCTAGTAGCGATGTGGACCTCACTGACACCTCTGAGTCTTTTGGACTCCCTGCTACTGCTGACCTTATGTTTGCCCTTATTTCTACAGAAGAGTTGGAAGGGTTGAATCAAATAATGGTTAAGCAGTTAAAGAATAGGTATAATGATCCTACAATGAATAAAAGATTTGTTGTTGGAATTGATAGGGCAAAGATGAGATTGTATGATTGTGAACAAAAAGCACAAGAAGATATCCTTGACAGTGGACAAGAAGAAGAGTATAATTCAGAAGAGAAAAAACCTAAAAAATCATTTAACGACTTTAAATTCTAATGACTGTTGACACTAAAAAGTATACTGAGTTTGTAGATGCAGTTACATCTAGAGAATCTAATGAGTATATGCATTTCAATAGGAGATGTTTTGATTTACATTCAGAAGGCCTTCCTATTGAAAGACTTCTAACTGCTGCTCTTGGTATTTGTGCTGAAGGTGGTGAGTTTACTGAGGTAGTAAAGAAGATGACCTTTCAAGGTAAACCACTTAATGAAGAGAATATTTTTCATATGAAGAGAGAACTTGGAGACATTATGTGGTATGTTGCACAGGCATGTATGGCATTAGATACTGATTTTGATGAGATCATTGAAATGAATGTAGAGAAATTAAAAGCAAGATATCCTGGTGGAGAGTTTGATGTTCACCATTCAGAAAACCGTGCAGAAGGTGATGTATGAATTACTACGCATTATTAAGTGTTTCAAACAAAGACGGTATTGTTGATTTTGCAGAGGGATTAATTCGTTCTGGATATACTATTATCTCAAGTGGTGGAACCCATGCTGTTCTTCAGGCAGCAGGTCTACCAGTAACTAAGGTATCTGAGTATACTGGATCACCAGAGATTCTTAATGGAAGAGTAAAGACATTACATCCAAAGATTCATGGTGGTATTCTTGCCAAACGTAATGATAAAGTTCATGATGCAGATAGAGAATCAAATGGTATTGGATTGATTGATATTGTGGCAGTAAACTTATATCCATTTAAAGAAACAGTTGCTAAACCAGATGTAACACTTGAAGATGCGATTGAGAATATTGATATTGGTGGTCCTAGTATGGTAAGATCAGCAGCAAAGAATTATAAGGATGTGGCTGTATTGACTAACCCAGGACAGTATGGAATTTACTTGGATTCAATCAAAGGTAATATATCAATTAAACCTGAGACTTTAAGAGAACAATTTATGTTAGAAGCATTCAAACATACTGCAGAGTATGATGCTACTATTAGTGAGTGGATGGAAGGAAGATTACAATGACGGAACAACAATCAATTAAGTTTACTATCCGACAAGATGGTACTGTACTTGAAGAAGTCAGTGGAGTTGTTGGTAACGAGTGTGAAAATATAACTAGAACTATAGAGAAAAAACTTGGATCTCTTACTTACAGAGAAGTTAAACCCGACTACTACAACAATGTCACACTTCAGCACAATCAAAACGAAACTCAAGAACAAACCACAACTGGTTGAAGCACTAGAACTTCTTCAGTATGATGTAAAAGAAGATCAGGAACTTAGAGTAACTGGTAGTCATGGTATTGGTCATGAAACAGTGGAAGCTGAGGTTGCTATTGGAACTGATATTGGTTTTCGTATGCATCCAGTAACAGGTGAATATGAATTAGTAGCAGATCTTGAGACATGGAACCAACCTATACCTGTAGAAAGGTTTATTGATAAGGTTAATCAACAGTATGCAAGAATGACATTGTATAATACTGTTAAGGAAATGGGATTCCAAGTAGAAGAAGAGTGGGAGATGGAGGATAATAGTATTGAACTCACAGTTACTAGATGGGTTCAATAAATAACTAGAAAGTGTGGTTAGATGGCTGGTTCTAATAAAAAGTTAAGGGGAGTCACTGAAGTAGTAACTCAGAACCACAAGACACTATTAAATGAAACTGAATGGCGAGATTTAGGTAGTGGAAATAGACCTACTAATAGTACTGCACAAACATTTGGTTTATATTATAGTGGAACCCCGATCCCTGTTACTGACTCAAATTTTAATAATGTAACTAGTGCTTTTGGTGGATTGGGTGGAGTAGAATCTTTACCTTCATCATTTACATATGCGGATGCGGAAGGTGTAGAAGTATCAGTTGA